TACTTACGCCGGCGGTATAAGGGATGTAAGCAAGCCCAATGCCGTTAGCCTCTAGCCAATCCACATCAAAGTTCATTTGTTTTAGATAATCTTTGCGTAACCAGTCTGTTCCGATTACTACTAGATCTGGCATTACGGATTTGATAGCCGGCTTACTATCTGCGCCACCGGTGTTCGGGATAACCCTATCAACATACCGACACGCGGCTAAGACGTGAAGTCGCTCGGTATAACTCATTACCGGCGGCTTGCCTTTATAGGCTTCGATGAACTCATCGGTGTTTAGCGATACAACTACTTCGCCTAATTGGGAACAGCGTCTTAAAAACTCAGCGTGACCCAGATGAAATAAATCAAAGGTTCCGCCGGTGTAAATCCTCAATCCCATCGGTTCTCTCTCCGCCTATCTAGCCGCCAGCCCCATACTGTATTGTCGTTGCTTATGGTCTTAGCGTAATGGACTTGCTGGTTTCGCTGAAAAGTGGCGGCGTTGCGATCTTGATAGCCGCTGTTTAGGGTTGAGCTGTTATCGTGATGGACTACCGCATCTATCGTGTGAAACGGCACTTTGAAGTGTTTTAGCCGGCGCTCATAATCGTCATCGTCAAAGTAGATCGGGTAAAAGATTTCATCCCATAAACCGGCCTTAGAAACGGCCGTAGCGGTCGGAATAACGCAAGACCAAGCCGGGGATACCCTGACGAAATTGAAGGCGTCTAATCGCCTCTCAGAGGCTATTTTGGCTAAAGCACCCGGCTCGAACCAACTGTCATCGTTCGGCAGAACCCAGTAATCGGCGTATGGGGTTGATTTGATAATTAGATTCCAAGCGCCATTAGCGCCTAGCCCATAAGGAACTTCTATGTGCCATAAGTTTTCTACGCAGTCCGGCTTGCTAGGTGACCAACTTTTAGTGCCGCTGTTATTGACTATGACTAGGTGTTCGATCGGATAATCAAGTGAATTTAGTAGCCGTTGAGCTAAGTCAAACCGGCTAAGAACCGCGAACCCAACTACCGGGATAGAAGTTTTTTGAGTGTCGGCATCCACGCTTCAAACCAAACTTTCTCGACATCGAAGTCTTTAGCGAACTCACGAGCAACTTCGCTTCTGCCTTTACCATTGTTATACGCTATTTCTAAGGCATTTACTATTGACGGCACTTTCGGGATCTGCCACCAAGCCTTTTGAGCGCTATCCCATTGAGGTTGCCCATCCACTAACCAACCGTCACTAGCTACCAGATCTTCACTAGCCGCCCATCCAGATCCGATAACTCTAGTTCCGCAAGATTGCGCTTCCATAGTTGGCACACCAAATCCCTCTCCCATACTTGGCGCTAGCAAAACATCCATACCCGAATAAAGTGAGGCCATCATTTCATCGCTCACGCCGTATCGGTAATCGCGAGGATCCGGGAACATTACATCGTCTTTAGATAATCCACAGGCCGAGATAAGTTCGAGCAAGTTCCAACCCGAAGCAAACCCTAGTGGTTCAGTATGTAGATACAAAACTGCGTCCGGGTGTTTTTGTTTGAAAATAGAGAAAGCCAGAATGTTCTCACTATAAGACTTTCTATGAACCATACCGCTTGCCTTATTCGCCGCGACCATTCCGACTACAAACTTATCTTTAGAAGCAAAGTATTCTTCTATGTTCTGTCCGTTAGGCAATTCAGTTCGGGGCTTGAAAACTTTAGTGTCTATGCCGTGCGGTATGTAGGAGTGGTCAATACCTTTTTGCGTAAGCAATTTAGATCCGTTCGGTGCCATAGTTAGCGGATGAACATTCGGCCGTTGTAGCCACGCTTCAACTAGTGGCGGAAGTGTTATGTGGTCAATCGGCACCCAACTAGCAATCTGCCTTATGTCGGCAAACTTAGGTGAATTGAATACCCAAACATCAAACAGGGTAATCATTAGGTCTTTTAGATCGGGATGCTGACTGGCCCAATGTAAGTGATCACCGGGCGCAACATCGTTGCTATAACCATCGAAGCCGCGAGGGAAATGCGGCACTTTTCCGTAAGGGGTATTTAGATCCTCAAAGCGGCCATCTAATCCATAGTTACTTAGCGCGGCTACTTCTAATCCGTGACGCTTCAAGCGTTCGACTACGAGCTTTGATTGAACTCCGTAGCCAGTAGGCACTCCGGGACTATTAGACCAAAAGGTAACAGCGCCGGATAGTTTCTCATTTTTGCGTGGGTCATTTGTGGGCATAGCCACAGCATAGCAAAAAAGAAACCCGGAGAGAGCTACCCACACACAAGCTCTCTCCGGGAGTTTTATTCTTTAGGGATTAGCTAGCCGCACCCTTGAAGAACTTCACGTGACCGCTGTGGGTCAGGTTTCCATCTACGCGCATTAGCACGCGGAAGGTAGTTACATCGGTGTTGAAAGCGTAGTCCGCAGACTGAGCGATCTGGAGACCGCCGGCCATACGAACCTTGTAGCTTGGTAGGTGACCGAAGATCACAGACTTCGCGTTGGTCGCGGTGTCTGCCATCGCAGGGTTTTCTACTACGCGGAAACCAGCAAAGGTGTCTGGCTGTCCAACGCCAACTTGGTATAGGTAGTTACCAGCGGTGTCTTTGAGCTTGCGCATCTTTCCTAGTGAGGATCCGTTGAGCATAAAGCCAACACCCGGTAGTCTGCGAGCCGCGCCGTCTAGAGAGTAGGCGAGGTCGATTAGGTTGTCAGCGGTAAATGCGCCGGATACTCCGGTGCCACCAACTAGAGCAGAACCAGCGGCAGTTACTAGACCGGTTGGCTCAACTGTTCCAGTTCCTAGAGTTAGACCGGTGTTTACAGCGTAACCCAATCCGTTACCAGCTTGCTCAGCGATTAGAGCGGAGATGTCGAAGCCGGCATCTGCGATCAGTTCGTTAGCAACCTGAACTAGGAATGAATACTTGTAAGCACCTAGAGTGATTGAGCTGAAAGTAGGCTCAGACTCAGCGATCGCTGAACCCTGACCCTTGATGGTTGCGGTGCTGTAAGCAGTAAGAGTTGGGATGGTTAGTGACTCACCGGAAGTTGTGTTGATGATTTCCGAAGTGTCTAGCATTGGTCCAACTAGGCGAGCAACAGAGAACACCTGGTCATAGAAAGACTTTGGAACTGTGTTGTCGGTTGATACAAGTGTTCTCTTCTCGAAAGTAGCACTACGCATTTCACCGGTGGCGATTGCGCGTAGGATCTCCGAGTCAGAGCGAACCTGCTGTGGTGCTGGGGTAGCGGTTGCGCTTGCCTCAGCTAGAGCGCGTGAGCGCTCCTCGTTACGCTGTGCTACTGCGATCGCCTCATCAGCGGCAGTAATGTCAGCTTCAATGCGTTGAATTTTCTCAACTTCATCCGCACGAAGTCCGCGCTTTTCGCCCTCAGCTAGGTCAATGACCTCGCGGATCTGCGATGTTAGGTTTGCGCGGAGTTCCTGCTGTGCCTTTACAAAAGACATAGGTTTTCTCCTTAGTGATTATTTGGGATTTGCCGCCGCGCTGACGCAAGCGAACACCGACAGAGCTAACTCACTTTCGGCTGTGTTTTAGTTTAGCAGAGTAACTGATGGTGAAAGCACGAAAGCCACCGGGGAGACAATCCGGTGGCTTCCGCTTCGGGTCGGCGGTTTATTTGGGGGAAGAAAGGCCGCCTAAGTTTTTAGTCCGCATTTTGAACCTTGGTTATGAAGTCATAAACATCGTCCGGCCGGATCGCCCAAAGTTTTAGGGAATCCGCAAAGGCATCGGCGCTAGCGTAATCTAAGCAAAATTGCTCAGGGTTTAGTTTCTCGCCGTATTCCTCATCGCTGTATCCGATTATGTCTAGAAATGCCCAATACGGCGTTCCGGTTTTATGGTCATAATTCAACGACCAATCCACCAGTTCCGCTATGGGTTGCGCCCACTCCGGCGCGTTTTCGATTACTTCGTGTAGCTCGACTACTTTTCCGTCCATTATCCTTGTCCTTTCTTTCGGCCTAGGTAAGTAGCGCTCGGCATTGCTTCTTTAGGGATCGCCAAGCCATCCATTCGCCTCGGCTCATCATAAACTCATCGAAATTGCCTGACCAACTATCGGCTTCCTGATAGAGTTCCCGGATCTCAGCTTCGGTTGCTTCGATAATTACCGCGCCGTCTTTGCGCGTGGATTTTGCCTCACTTATTTTCCGGTAAATAGCCATACCCTCAGCTTCATCTATGTCGCGTGACCATAGTTCGCGTAGGTAGATTTCATTGGCTATCGTGGCGGAGATTTTTACTTTCTTCATTAGACTTCCTGCCCTTTCTGCTTTAGTGCTATTTCGATTGACCTTGCGCGGCCTAGTTGTGCGATTGCTTCGCGGCGCTTAGCGTATGCTAGATCGCGATTGCCGGTGGCCATATAAGTTTCTCCTAGCTTTGTGTATAGCTTGACTAATTCGCGTGCTTCTTTTAGTTCGGCTTGTAGGGTTTTGATCGCGGTCATTAGTTACCGGCCTTTTGCTCAAACTCAATCTTCACGATCTTTTGAGTTCCGTGAAAATAAGATACATTGGCCAGCGCGTCTGCCTGATTGCTAGCGTATCCGCCAAAGGTTGTTAGTGATCCATCTTCGTTTTGAATAGTTATTTGGTAGTTCATCTTTTGGTCCTTTCTGATTATCGCTTATGCGATAATTTTGCCGTTCTCTACTAGGCGATAAGTGAATGAAACTTTTTGAGCGCCGTTTCTGTTAGCGTGGGTAATTACTTGATAAGCGACTCGGATCTCGCGTCCTTGAGCGGTTAGATCCTTAGCCTTTAGGATTGCCTCGGTTTTTGTCATTTTTTGCCTTTCTTCCTTAGGATCTATTATACCGGTTTTTAGCCTTTTCACCTAATTTAGACTACTTTTAGGCGGAAGTTATCAAATCGTTATTTTCCCCAAGATCCCCGAATTGACGAGCCTAGAAAGGCTAAACCCGGCCGGTAGAAAGGAATAAGATCCGGCCGGGTCGCGAGCTGTTGTCTTTTAGCGGAGTTCGCTAGCTTTGGTTACTCGCGTTTCATTAGCGGATCGCGGCTCGTTGGTCGAATCGGCCTTGCCCTCGTTAGAAGACTTTTCGTCTAGCTTTGCGATCGCAGTTGCCCACTCATCCGCTAGCTCAACCACGAACCCAGTTTCGGGGTTGCCAGCTACGGCGAGAATAGTTGCTTTGATTTGTTCTTTAGTTGCCATTGTTTTCACCAATCAGTTTGAGCTTTGCTTTCATTAGTTCTAGCATCTCAACATCTCCATCGGTAGCCGGTGCTTCTGGCTTTAGAGTTTGGGTTGGTGCTAGTTCGTCAATTACTTTTCTGAGCAGTTGCGCATCGTCAGTTGATAGTTCCGAGCCGCTTTCTAGTTTCAAAACAGCATCGGCCAACTGATCACTATCTACTGCCGCACGAGCCGCAACCTTATCTAGGCCACGAACAGAAGTTGTGCCGGCGGTAGCAGAATACGCAGGAAACGCCACGATACTTACTTCGTGAAGCCTTACGGACTTTAGTGTTCGGATACGGCCATCGGAACTCCACTCATCGCCGCCGTCCGGAACTGAGAAGCCGAAAGACATTGAATCAATGTCACCACGCTTTAGCAATACGGAAGCATCGCGGCCAGTAGTTGTATCTGGTAACTGCGCTCTAACGCGTAGGCCATAGTTATCTTCTTCCAAAGTCAAAGTGCCGGCGCGAGTAGATCCCAGAACCTCACCGGTTTCGTGGTTCCAAAGTAGCTTTATGTCGTTACGGCCGCGCTTTAGCGATCGCGTAAAGGCACCGGGCGCAATACGCTCAATAAAAGGCAGGGGTTCAGAATCCGAATTGAATACAGCGGCGTATCCCTCAAAGGTCATACCGCTTCCGTCCTCGCGGATTTCAAAAGATCCCGGTGTGGTGCGGATCTCTATCTTGGACATACTCTCTCCTTTCGCGCTAGTTAGTGCGCGATTTTGTTCTTCTAGTCTAGTAACAACTCCGTCTGCGTAATCGAGTGCGCGTTGCGCGGCTCTCTTACTTGGCCCACTTCCCCAAAGCAAATGTGCTACGACACCAGCGCTAGGATAATTGTCTGAATTAGGATCGGCATCGGGACTGTCAAGATCAACCAAATGACGAGCGATCCAAGCGCGAAGCCTAACCCACTTATCAGCAGTAACAGAACCGCTGGCCATAGCTCTAGCTTCGCGAATAGTGCGCGGAACCAACCCATCTCCACCTAGTCCTTCCTCGTAATAGCGCAAGCCTTGTCTAGCGGCGGCTCGCATATACGCCGGTGGCGATAGATCTACTTGACGAGTTTCTTCAAAATCGTCATCATCTTCGTCATCCGGTTCGTCCATCGGTTCGGGTAATTCGTCAATCCTAGTTAGCGTTGAAAACTTATGAGCTACTAATACATCTGTATCTTCCCAACCGCCACCATCTACCGGTCGGTAAATCTGAATTAGTGCGGCAGGATCGTCAGGAGTTCCGGTTACGGAAACAGAAGTTCCGGGAACATCTATTGTGCCGTCAGTTACGATCTCTTGAATTTCGCCTCTAGCGCGGCCGCCTGACGAGTTCCAAGAAACATAATCGCCTACACGCAAGTCACCGGGTTTGGCTCTTTCACCACCCGGCTCAATGCCCTCAGCAATAGATACTGCGATCATCTGGTCAATCGCATCTTGCTTAGTCGCGTGGCAAGCTAGCAGTTCGCCATCTTCTTTGATCGTTGCCCAAGCCGAGCAATCTGGGTGACTATCGGTTATGTAATAAGGCATTAGATCGTCTGCCTTAGCCAGTTGATGGTGTGACCGGTCTTGCCCGAAACTGCGTATAGCTGTTCCAATGGCGCTAGATCGAATTGGATCATTTCCAACTTTTGTAATCCAAAGCCGGTGGTAGTTGTTACTGCTGTTCCACCTAAATAGACCGCATCCGTATTATCAACATTTGAAATAGTTATGCGTGTCGGATTAGTTGATACGCCATCTAGAGCAGTAGCAACAGTTCCGATTGAAACTTGACCAGAAGTAATCATTAGTTCCCCTCATAAAGTGAAGTTGGGTCGGTCGGATCTAGTAACGCCAGCTGTTGTAGCTGAGTGCTTGGAATACCCGTGTGGCCAATCTCAGGTAGTCCTAGTGCGCTCAATACTTCTTCCGGCTTGTAACCAACTTGAACTAGCTTGGCCGCCATACTCACGCGCTTGTCTTGCTGGTTGATTGTGCTTGCTTCAACATTGACATTTGCTAGTGGCACACGAACAGTATCAGCGGATGGATCAGGGATAATACGCAGATCCTCTAGCCGGCGAACATCGTTGATAGTTAGGAAGCCACTTTGTAGGCCGGTGCTGTATGCGCTCATACGGCTATTTATGTCGGCACGAAGTAGGCCGTCTATGTTGAACCTTAGAAACGCGTCAGCGCCATTAGGCGATAGTGCTAGTAACGGCGAAAGCGCATCTTCTAGTTTTTGAATAATTGGACGCAATCCGTGAGTTACCCACGCTAGGTTGTTCTGCTCTACGCTGGCGTAGCTGTTAGTTCCGGGCAATCCGAGTAGGTGCGGCGGAACATTGAAAGCACGAGCCACATCTTCAACTGCCATACGGCGCGAATCTATGAACTGCGCCTGATCGTTGTTTACACTTGTTTCTTTATACTTTGCGCCGCTAGTTAGAACACCGGTCTTGTGAGCTTTGCCCCAACCCTTGTGTCTAGCGTCAAAAGATTGAGCTAGTTCGCGAGCTTGCTCAGCAGTTAGCTCATCTGGAAATTCGATAATTCCCTGAGTAGTCGCACCTTGTCCGAAGAACTTTGCGGCATACATTTCTAATGCCATCGCCAAACCAAAGTTTTCTTTCAAAGACTCTACGCGGCTAAGTCCGCGCAAGTATCCGGGTCTAACTACATCCGGAATGTGGATAACTTCGTCTGGCGTTAGTGGCTTGTTTTCACCCTCAACCATAAAGCGAACTTGGCCATAGGCTTCGCGCTTGATTTCTACTTTGTTTGGATTTAGAACAGTTAGATTGACTACTTGACCGCGCCGCGTGAATACGCGAATAAAAGCGTTGCCGTCAATCAAAAGACTTACGATCGCTTGGCCATAAAAGCTAGCGCGAGTGGTGTCAATGTCTGGCTTATACACCCAGTCCGGTCTTGGGCGCATAGGGAATCGGTTGCCGTTGGCGCGAACATAAGCGTCTAGCGGCAGGGTGGAAATTGTGTCGCTAATTAGAGATACAGCTGAGAAGATCGCGTTGATACGGAAAGCAGTTTCCGAGTTGATCTTGGTTGCGGAAGCGCTAGCAAAATCTATGTCATCGCCAGAGGCAAACATAGTTTGATAGCTAATTGCCCTTTTCTCAAATAAATCTCTAAGCATTATTTCCGCTCCAAACTAATCCCAATAAGAACTGCCAAAATACCGGCTACGATTATTCCGGCCGGTGGGTAAATCAGACCGACACCCAAAGCGATCGCTGTCGCACCGGTGGCTTGTAAAATGGTCGCTATCATAATTTCCTAAATGTAGAACTGCGGCACTTTTGGCGGTTCTACGATCTCCTTCATCTGTAAAGCGCGGTCTAAAGCTATGATACCAGCTACCGCCGCGTCAATCTTTCGTGGGCTGTGTCTATGCTCTTTGACTATGCGTGGGCCATACTGATCCACTTTGACTACCGCGTTAGATAAGTGCCTAGTCATAACAGGGTTGCCATCGTGTTCTATTTTCTTTTCTACTACGGCTTCATAAAATTTTTGACAAGCCGGCACCATACGGCGAGCGCTAGTGCTAGGCCACTCAACAATCGGGATACCCTTTTCCATTAGAACGGCCATAGATCGTTGCCAGCGGAAAGGGTCACAAGCGACTTCCCGAACATTGTATTTTGAGCAGAAGTCCATAATTACTGCTTCAACATCTAGCGTATCCACGCGCCAAGTATCCGGATCGCTAGGTTGTTTCTCCCAGACTTTCACCATAAACATATACGGCAACTCATCTTCGTTAGCCGGAACTGTTGAGCCGACAACAACTGTGCAGTCACCATTGAACGAACCATCGAAACCAAGTATGTATTCGGCGTCAGGGTCTAGCTCTCGTGGCGCGGCTAGGTTTTCCCAGTTAGTCGCATTGAGCCAAGCGTTCTGTGAGCTCACCCATTGATTACAGCGCTTAGTTCTAAATTCGGCTTCCGGCGTTCGCCTAGCCATACTCTCAAAATCTTCAATGTTGTTTAGATCGCCATACCCAGGATTTGCCACCGCCCAAGTTTCCGGGTCTAGGTGATCGGCTTCTTCCGGCGCTTCCCACCACGCCATATAGAAACTTGGATCTACGGCTTCGCCACGCGCAACTTTTTGACCGTATTGGTAAAGCGAATAAGCCACGCTATCTTGACCAGTCGTATCGGTTTTCACACCAGCGGTCGTAATCGAAAGCAACATCGGCTCCCGACGCGCACCCATACCTAGCGCCATAACATCAAACAACTCACGATTAGGCGCGGCGTGTAGCTCGTCAAACACCACGAAAGTAGGCGATAGACCCTCTTTTGAATAGGCTTCCGCGCTAAGAACGCGGTAGATAGATCCGGTTGATACCACTTCGATAGCATCGCGGTAAGTCTTGACTAGCTCGTTTAGATCCGGATTGTTTTCAACTATGCGCTTAGCGTCAGCAAACACGATACGCGCCTGTTCCTTTTCCGCCGCACAAGAATAAACTTCACCACCATCGTCACCTAGAAATAGTGACCACAAGGCCAAGTTAGATCCGAGAGCGCTTTTGCCATTTTTTCGGGGCATTCCTATAAGTGCGGTTCTATGGATTAGCCGGTTATTTTGGTCAGTCGCAAACACATCGTGAAGTAATTGTTTTTGCCAATCGCGCAAAACTAACTGGCTACCAGATCGGCCGGCAACTGTATCTTTAGTTACTAGGCCGTAATTATTTATGAACGCGATTACCTGTTCTGCGCGAGTTAGGCCGCCATCCTCAACTGGCGTAACCCACTTCGGCGGCCATCCTTTGTTCATTGGTTCATCTGCTTTAGTTCGGCCAGCTTGCTTTGGCGTTTGACTTCGGCTAATCCTAGACGCGCACGATCCGCCGGTGATAATCCAAGCAAGGCTAGGTTGCTTTGGATTTGCTTTTCTAGTTCGCGTAATCCGGCGCGGAGTTTAGGCCGGTCACCGGTGCGATCCTGAAAAACTAGGTTTCTCAAAATACTTCTTTCGTCTATCATTTCGGCGGTCATCATCATAAGTTCTATGTCGGCCTTTGGAGAGATCCAATTCATACCGACAGTCCAAGTGCGTTCCCAAAAATCTAATCCCATTTTGCCTAGCGGCCTCAGCGGTTCCGGAACACGATCGGCGGCCTCTAACGGAACGACCTCACGCGAATCCGGTAAAGCGCGTTTGCCGGGATTGCCCAACCTGCGCTTTTCCTCTATCGGTTTTGGCGGCCTACCTTTTACCATCGGTCAGCCTAATTTCGCGGTATTGAGTTTTCTTGTTTTCTTTTTCAACAACAAAATCTGGGTAAGTCGCTAATAGGTAATTGACTGCTTGTTCGTTGAGCGCTTGCCTATCTAGTGATTGTAAGCCACCCTTTTGCGCTCTAATACCGCCGCCGTAGCTAGTTATACCTGAGCTAACTGCGCAAACATCATCGAATCTTAGGACTGTTCCATCGGCCAAAAATCTTTCAATAGATCGCTCGTAATCTTGCTTTACCGGAGAGCGCAAAATCTCAGCGTGTTTATTTATAGATCCGAAGAATTGGCCAATAATAAAAGTGAGGCCAGTTGTTAGTTTAGTTTTTAGGAAGAACGGATTAGCCACCGGATAAATACCCCAAAGGGTGCTACCGACTTGCGAAGCAAATCCAAACGCGTCAGTTATCCAGCCATCAAGATCTTCGATTGGCGCTAGCGTCTTATCATCAACCTTGCGGCCTAGATACCGGAGATCGTCATCGGCTCTAACTAGCGGCTGATTATCTGGATAGAAATTAGTTATGCGATTGTGATTAGCCGTCACACCTTTTTCACTAGGCACTATCTCAGCGTAAAGGCCACTATCTACTGAGCTTTTGTAAGTTTCTACTTGGCTAGGCTCAACGAATACTCGAACGCGGTCTTTACTTATACCGGCTTCTGCTAAATACAGCAGGGTTTTTTGACCGATGGTTTCGGCTCGTTCGTGTGACGGTATTGCTATTTCGTATTTCATTATTTCCTAGTGTGGGTAGGTTTGCTAATTCACTATACGCGTATCACCATTAGATCGGCCAGTTTTGATCTTTTCTTTGATTAGTGTTAGATCGTCATCCACCATACCGGCTTCTCTTTCGGCGCGGCGCTTGCGAGCTTCGCCTACTTCGACCGCGTAAGTGTGGCAGTCTTTCATACCGCGCTTTGCGTAGAACACGATTGAGTAGCGGTATCCATCTTTTGTTCTTGGCTTTAGCGGCGTAACGCCGTGAACATAGGCATAGCCGTTGAACCAAAGTGCGTATCCATCGCGGCAGTTGATAGTGATGTCGTATTCCGGCATATGTAGATTTCCGCCATCCATACCGCGCCTGATAACTGGCATAGCTGACCAAGTATCAAAGTTAGATCCGTCCCGGTGATAAGGCAAGGCTGAGCTTTGGTTGATCACGCCGGAAGTCCATAGAGCATCTTCGGTCATACGCCACTCCGGTAGAACTTGCGATACTTCTTGAAAGTCGTGTTCAAAAACTTCTGGTAACTG